AAGCTCCCCCAAAACTCGATCCATAGCTTCTTGCTTACTAGCATGCTTGATACAACGTGATTTGAAATGGTCGAACAAAATATGCTCGAAAATTGTCGTAAGCGCTAATGCGCATACTTGACCCACGTCGCCGTCGGCGATGATCATGCGTGGCGGTTTGTCGGGTTTCATACCTTCATTCTTAATTGTAACTGAAATAGGAAACTTATCCGACGCCATATTGTTTGCATTCTCAATCGCCTTTTGCAGTCGATCGTCTGTCCATTTCGAACTTTTCATAACCTCCATTATGCCATTTTCCGACAGGGCATGTTCAACAGCCCTGCGTGTGAAGACAACGTTCATCATTTTACGAACATGGACACGAATGGCTATGCGATCAGCCTGTGTAAATGCGACCTCGCGTTTCACCTCGTCCATGCGTTCTTTTTTGGCTTGCTTCACATTACCCACAGAATCAGCAAATAAAACTTTATGGGTCAGCGGGGAGGCAATGAGTGTACCTTGCTGATACAAAGCTTGTGTCCTGTCTGGCAAAGTGCCATAAATAGGATCACCAGGCGTCGGATCGACCACCGGGACTTGCGTCTCCGGGGGATCTTCGGGCTCATTTTCCTTGTTAGCTGACAGGAAGTGAGCCCAGCCACGACTACCACATGCCTTTAATGCGTCCATCACATCACCAGTGATCGAGGTCGATTTGCCAACCCATTTTAGGGTGACTTCGCCTGTGTTGCCAGCATGCCGTTCAGCAACGGCATATGGCGCGAACGAATTTAATACGTAACGTAACACAGGCGCTTCATCGTCCTTCATCTTAGCGGACGCACGTTGGGCAGCGGCTTCGAGATTACCATGAATAATCGATTCCTTACTTCGCGAGGCTACGGATCGACGGTATGCAGTGTCCATTGCGATAAACTCATCATTAGTTAACCGCAACAGCACAGGCATACACTTCAGGTTCCGATTCACGAAATGGGCAACGATTACGACAATTGCTCCTCCGATTGCAAACATTATATTCGCATATAGGAAAGTAACAACGCCGTAAGTAATAATTGCAGTCGTCTGATATGGAATAACATTCGCACAATGACTACAACATGGTAATTTGCAATTTATAGCCCAATAGCCTTCGGGACACTTGCGACGGGCCATCACCGCAAGCGAGCTGCTATCGCAAGCTGGACACGGACAATCCATGCCAT